TTACTCAGGAGTATTTTTCAGATTGTTTGACAGATGCTGATAAATAGAAATCGAAAGCCTATAATTTAAAAGCATTTGATAAGATTGTCCGAAATGGAAAAAACTTTAGCCGCTATAACACCCTTAGTACATACTAATTATCCGAACTTACTTGATAACGATACAAGAATAACCGCCTATTGTTTTTGGGATTCAAGCGCTAATAAAGAAGTACCTATAAAAGATCTTGACGCTGTAAACAAATATAAAATACTTAACAATATACCGGAAATATTACTTGTAATTTACTTTAGCGATAATACAATAGGGTACCGACTAAAACTATGAAGCGTGGGTTTTACTGGAAAGCTTTTTTCTCTCAAAGCGGGTCTGAAATACTTGAGATTTCTCTTCAAGTAGGGCGCTTTCCAGATGCAATTATTACTAATAAATCTACTGAAGATATGGATAAAATTAATCCTAAACTTCTAGAGCTCGCGTTTGATAAATTTGTTTTTATACCTAAATCCCCCACCGTTGAAGAATACAAAGAGGCTATAAGAAGCGCTGATATGGTTACTTTGCACGGTTTTCTACGTATAGTGCCCCCAGAAATTTGTTCTCGATATAAAATTGTTAATGGCCATCCTGGTTTAATTACTAAATTTCCTGAACTTAAAGGTAAAGACCCGCAAAAAAAAGTATGGTGGAAACATGCAGACACTCCATATAAAGTGCACGGACATGTTATTCATAAAGTAGTACCTGAAGTAGACGCAGGAGAGGTTATTTCAGCTAAAGAATTTTACAGTAAGGATATTTATACTGAGTTTAATAGTCTTGATAGTTATATTGTTCGATTGCATAAATTAGCAATTGAGAATTGGGTTGAGTTTGTTAAAAAACAAATTATATTAAAATAATATTTTTATGCGTACTAATTACAAAGCTGCTATTTGTGGAGCGCATTCACAAGGTAAGACAACACTGGTTAATGCATTGAAAATGCAGTCGACTTTAACTAGTACGAATCATTTTTCGTTTCGTACTAATCTTACTAGAGATTTAAAAGATTTACTACCGATCAATGAAGATGGTACTTCAATGACACAGTATATGGTTATGGCTCGTCATTTAGAGTTTGCCTTAACTCCAGGAAATTGGATTTTAGATCGTGGGGCTCTTGATGGTATAGCTTACACTTCTTATTTTCACGAAAAAGGGCAGGTAAGCGATACAGTTTATGAAGCAGCTCTTGACGTTTACAAGGAATGTTTAAATAAATACGATCGTATTTTTTATATTGCACCTGAGTTGGCTTTATCAGAAGATGGTACGCGTAGTGTGGATAAAGATTTTTTTAATGGGGTACTGAAGCAGTTTGATTTTTATATTAATCATTTTTCTGCTAAAGATAAAATTAAATACGTAATGGGTACAGTAGAAGAACGCGTTAATACTGTAATTACTGAAATTAACAAAGATTTTGAATGAACACTAACAACATCGATAAGGTACTTGGTCAAAGAATAGACTCTCCTACCACTTACACGCCTGATATTCTTGTGCGTGAAGAGCGGCAACGTAACCGTACTCATCTGAATATTCAGAATGAAAATCTTCCTTTTGTGGGGTATGATATTTGGAACGGTTATGAGTGTAGCGCACTTACCAATAATGGATTACCGGTTACTTGCGTAGCTAAGGTTGTTTACCCTGCTAATAATCCGTACATTGTAGAGTCTAAGTCAATGAAACTCTATTGGAACGGCTTTAATATGCAACCAATGGGTAAGAATACTAAAGAGGTTCTTAAGAACATTAAAAAGACTGCTGAAAAAGATCTTAGCGCTCTTCTTGAAACTAATGTTAAAGTGCATTTATATTCGCAAGTGCTAGACGGCTCTGGTTATGCTGATAGCGATAGTTTTACAAGCTGGGCTGCTCAGTATTCTAATCAAGTTGATCATAAGTGGAACACTCTCGAAGAAATTTCCGACGTGGAAGATATTGAATTTACTGTTTTTAACGAAACACCAGACCTTCTTGAGGTAGTAGAGCTTGATAACCCTACTCCCTATTACTATCGTAGTACCCTTCTTCGGTCTAATTGTAAAATTACTAAGCAGCCCGATTCAGGAGACATTTATATTTATTATAAGGGTAATAAAGCTGTAACTAATGCATCTCTACTTAAGTGGCTTGTTTCATTCCGTAACGAGTGTCACTTTCATGAAGAGATTTGTGAAGCAGCATACAAGCGTCTTTGGGATGCTCTGCAGCCTAAGGAACTACTCGTAACTTGCTTTTACGCTCGTCGTGGTGGCTGGGATATTGTACCGACTCGTGCTAATAAGAAAAGCTTACTCGATACGGCTCTCATCGACCCGAAATCCCCGTATTTTAAGTTTCCGCGTCAATAACTTGATAAACAAAAACAATAATATAATATACATATATGGACAATAAACTTATCGTATTCCTTGATAATATTCAGCGCACGATTGTTGCGACTCTTGTAGAAGAGAACGATCGCACACTTACTGTTAGTAAGCCTGCTATTCTTAATGTAACTCCTACCCAGGAAAAGAAGCTTCAGGTACAGCTCTATCCTGTTATTTTTAGAGAGTTTCTAAAAGATCGAGATGTTTTCCCCTCTTGGACTTATAGTAAGTCTGCAATTACAATTTCATATGACCTCGTGTTGGAGCCCAATCTTGTTCTTCAATACAATGAAATGTTTAAGATTGTAAAGAACGAGCCTGCTCCTACTATCAAGCTTTTTGACGCTGACGAAAAGTCTTAATATGTCGCCCCGTAAAACCGATATAGAAGAGACTAAGGTCACAAGCCTTAAGGATATCTTTGAAGCAGTAGATGCATTGAATGCGGATGCATCTCTGCTCTCAGAAGAAAATTCCTTATCGATTGTAAGTGACTGGATCGATACTGGTTCCTATGCTCTTAACGCCATTTTCTCCGGTTCAGTTTATGGCGGTGTTCCTGTTGGTAGGATTACCGGTTTTTCTGGTCCTTCTGGCGCTGGAAAAACACTTATTATTAACAAAATCATCGCCAACGCGCAAAAGAAAGGCTATTTTGCGGCTATTTGGGATACAGAAGCAGCAGTTGACCGTCAGTCCGCTGAAGGGGTTGGTATTGATCCTAAGAGGGTTAAATATTATCCTGTTGAAACCGTGGAAGACTGCCGTAATCAAATCGCTACGTTTCTTGATAAAATTATTGCAGCAAAAGATCCTAATCTTAAGGTAATCATTGCAATTGATAGTTTGGGTAATCTTGCAAGCGCTAAAGAACTTAGAGACGTCACAGAGGGTAAGGACGCAGCTGATATGGGTACCAAAGCTAAGGCTATGAAGTCTATGATGCGCGCTCTTACTTTTAAGGCCGCTAAGGCTCGAGTGCCTATTTTGTTTACTAACCATATCTACGATAATCCTACTTCTCTTTATCCTGAATTGGTTAAAAAGCAGTCTGGAGGCTCAGGTCCTATTTATCTTGCATCTCTTCTTGTGCAGCTTGCAACTCGTAACGAAAAGATTGATAAAAATGAAGATCAAGAAGCTATTGGAGTTGCACATAACGTAAGCGGGGTTACATTGTCAGCAATGACAGTTAAAAACCGCTTTGTGCCTCCGTTTCTTAAGGCTGAACTTTATAATAATTTCCGTAGTGGCTTGTCTCGTTATGCAGGTTTAGGAGATATGGCAATCGCTATGGGTGTTGTTACAGGAGATAAGTCTTATATGTTAGGTACAGAAAAGATAGGATATAGGAAGAATTGGGAAAACGATACTGAGTTTTGGGAAAAGAAAGCGCTTCCGCTTCTTGAACAAACTCTAAAAGAAAAAGTATGTTATGGTTCTGCAGCAGGTAGTGTGCCAGTAGTAGAAGAGCCAGAACCTGAAAATGGGTAAAAGTTAAAAATAAAAAGCTAAGGGAAACCTTAGCTTTTTTAATCTCTACTATATAATAAATTTATGAAGAAAGAAAAGCTTCGAGTAAACACTGATTTCTTTGAAAACATTGTAGCTTGTCAATGTTTAACTAATTCTTATTATACTTCTCTAGTACTAGACTATCTTTCCCCTGAAAACTTTAAGAATGCTGGCAATAAACTCGTAGTTAGTATTATAAAAGACTTTTATACAAAAAGACGCGCGTTACCAACGATTACTGAGATTAAGGCTTATCTTTCTAAAGATGAAGATTTAAAACTTTTTAAAGAAACAGTAACATCCTACAAGCAATATGATAGCACCTTAAACATTGACGAACTTGTAGCGAATACCGAAACCTTTTTTAAGGAAAGATCTGTTTATAACACTGTACTTAAAATTGTTGATGATGTTACCAATGAAAGATCCGACTATAGTAAGTTTTTACAGTGGTTCGAGAAAGCATGTAATATCACTTTAGTAAATGATATAGGTCTGGATTTTTATGGAGATTACGAAAAGGTAATAAAGGACCTAGGTACGCAATCTGAAGTTATACCTACGGGTTGGTCTTTTATGGATGAAAAGATTGGCGGCGGTTTACAGAAAAACGGACGGGCATTGTACTTATTTCTTGGCCCGACCAACGTAGGTAAAAGTATTTTTCTAGGTAATATAGCGAGTAATATGGCCCATCGAGGCCTTACAACTGTACTCATTTCATTAGAAATGCCTGAAATGATGTATGCTAAAAGAATTAGTAGCCATCTGTCTAAAATACCGGTAGAAAACATACAGCAAAATATAACTTCTCTTGAAGCATTTTTTAAGGAAAACGTAGAGACTCATCGCAAGAAACTTATTATTAAAGAATTTCCGCCTAAAAGTGTAACAGTAGGTAACATTAAAGCTTATCTTGAATCTCTTGTAAAAGCTGGTATAAAACCGGATATATTAGTTATTGATTACTTGGGATTGATTAAGGCTAGTTCAGGAGAAAACTCCTATGAACAAGGTAAAGCAGCTTCAGAAGAACTAAGAGCATTATCATACTTTTTCAGTATGCCGGTGGTAAGTGCTATACAAACTAACAGAGAAGGTATGGAGATACCATCTCTAGATACTGTTAGCGAATCCATGGGCGTAGCATTTACAGCAGATGTAGTATGGGCTATTTATCAGGAAGAAGGAGACAGAGAGTTAAATATTATGAAGGTAAGCGGCATTAAGAACCGGCTTGGACCGCGGCACGGTGCTACCGCTATGAGAATAGATTATAAAACACTTTCTTTGTCTGAAGAAAAAGATTATATAGGATTAACTAAGAATGGTAGCGGTACTGAAGATGAATTATCAGGTTTAGAAGCAAAACTTGAAAAGCTTTCCTAATCAATTAAATACTGATTGTGGATCCAAAAAATATATTTGTTTTTACTGATATAGATTTAGACGGGGCAACAAGCCTGCTAACTCTACATTGGGCTTTAAACGTACCCTATGAGGGGATAAAATTTAAAGCTACAACAGTTACTAATTTTAGAAAAGAATTTCTTTCGTGGGCTACTGAAGATAGTCTTGACAACTATAAAGCGGTACTATTTTTAGATTTAGATACGAGTTCAAGTGCTGACTTAATTGATCATAAAAACTCTATTATTATAGATCACCATCAGAGCCACGTACTGAATAAGGAAAAATATAAAAACGCTAAACTACACATTACAGAGACCACATCTTGTGCAAAATTAGTATACAATATTTTTAAAGACAAATTAACTAATTTAACCACTCAACAAAAATATTTAATTGCATTAGCTAATGATTATGATTGTTATTCTTTTAGTTTAAAAGAAACTTACGATATAAACTGTCTGTTTACTAATACGCAAAAAACATTAGATAAAACAAGAACACACAAGTTCTTAGAACGGTTCTATAAAGGCTTTGATAGCTTTAACAGACAAGAACAAAATATTATAAAGGAATACACAACCGGTAGAGATGCGGCTATATCTGCTTTACAAATATTTGCTGGAGATTTAAGTATAAGCAAACAAAAAGTAAGAGTGGTGGGTACAATGGGGGTTAAATATGTTAATGATGTCTGTGATTATCTTTTAAAAGAGCATTCAGCCGATATTGCATTTTTTATTAACACTAACAACTCACATGTTTCTTTTAGAAAACAAAAAACATGCCCGGTTAATATGTCTAAATTAGCTGAAACACTTTGTCAGGGCGGCGGTCATGAGTATGCTGCAGGTGGTAAGCTTACCGAGACATTTATGGAATTTACAAAACAATTAACCCCATTGTCTAACTAAAATGTCAGGGGTAATAGGAGCTTTAGAGCAAGCCGCTGTCGAGAACCCTCTAGATACTATTTCTAGAGATGAACTTGAAATTGAACTTATTAAGTTTTGTTCTTTTTGTTCCATACTACATAATAAAAAGCTTAACAATGTAGCAATCTTTACCCTTCTTATAAAAAATAATATCTATAAAAAAATTTTTATGAGAATGACACAGATAGATAACGAAAAAGAGGCAATAATTGTATTTTTAAAGTATAATTCTAATTTATGCCGTAGCAAAGTAGTGAGAGAGGTGTTAAAATCATAACACCTTAAATGATCGCAGAAGAAATCTATAACACCTATTTAAGCGTTTCAAGAGGGCATTGCAACAAACCATGGCGCCCTCGTAAGGATTTTACCGGTTTTACTACTACCCCAGATGGCATAATTTGCAAAAGATTAGAACTCTTTTTCAAGAAATTTCCCCATATTTACCCGAAAGAGTTCTTTTTAGCTCCTTATCTGGTTTATAAAGATGAAGAGCATTTTCCACTTTCATTTTATACAACTCAAAAAGCGATTGCTGTATTTTCAGCTATGAATAAACTTAAACAAGAAGAACTACCTGATACTGAAAATCAAATAGAGGATATAAAAAAGAGCCTAAAACATATAGCCTTAACTTGTGTAGAGAAAAAAATTACATTTGAACAATATTGTAATGAAAAACAAGGATATACCTATACTTCGCTTTTAGATTACAACGAAAGAAGAATTAATATATATGTATTGATAAAGTTGCCTTCTTTCGAAAATATGGTAAACTCTTTTAGCCCTCAAGATAAGGAACTTTACTTAAAAGAAGTGCATAATAACATTGGTAAGTTTAAAATGCGTATTAACACATCTACTAGAGCAAAGAGACTTATTGAAGAAGGATTTAAACTAATATCTAAAAACACTAATAATTCCTAAAATACTATGAAAAATACATTCAATGCTAATATGTTCGAAAGCATTAAGAGCGCGCTCGAAAATGCTAAAAATAAGCAAGGTGGAGATTCAAATTATAAGAATATCCTCTCTATCGCTGCTCCAGCTACTTATGTAGTACGGTTGCTTCCTAATATTAAGAACCCCGAGAACACTTTTCTTCATTACTACCACCACGGCTGGAACAGTACCTCAACGGGTAAATATTTCAGCATCGTTTCACCTTCTACTTGGGGAGACCGGTGTCCGGTAAGTGAGCTTTATTTTAAAACTCTCAGAGATGAATCTCTTAGCGAAACTGAAAAGACTCGCGCTAAGGAAAATCTTAAGCGTAAAGAGAACTGGATGGTTAACGTTTATGTAGTAAACGACCCTAAGAACCCAGAGAATAACGGAACTATTAAGGTTCTACGTTATGGTCGTCAGCTTAATAAGATTATTGAGGCTGCTATTAACGGAGATGATTCCTCTGAGTTTGGTGCTAAGATTTTTGATCTCGGACCTGAAGGCTGCAATCTACGTATCAAGGCAGAGCTAGTATCTGATAAGCCAGGTGCTCGTAAGTCGCAAACCTATACTGCATATAAGTTGTTGAGCCGTTCAGCTATTGAAAGTCTAGATGAAGATAAAATTTCAGAATTT